GCCGGACTGAATGAGTTACCTATTCGTCCCAAACTCTTTTCTGGCTCTTGCCAGCCTCTTGGGTGATTATGTGTAAAAATGCAATCCTTCATCTTCGCACATTCTTCATCCGTAAACTCAACACTATATTTGGCTCCGCGCTTATCGATTACAACATTACCATTCTTGTCAAATAAGACTCCTGTCTCAAAGCTTTTATTCAGGCGTATTTCATTCTCTGTGTTGGTTATTTTGTTATAGAGTTTTCGTTCATTCCATTTTTGTTTAATATCTGTAATTTCAGCATCAGTCTTGATACGTTTAGCTTTTTGAATAGTAGCGACTTCCTGAACCGAAATTTTTTTGCTAATATTCTCCATTCTAGCATTAACTTTCGCCATCAAACGTTCCATCATTGCGCTTGTTTCCTTACCCAATTTAGAACGTTCTGAACCCATAAACATAGAAAAAGCTTCTGCAAAGTACTCATGCTCTTGAGTACTTGAATAATAACCGAGTATATTGTGTGTCTCAATTATGCCATTTCTTGTGACGTTGGCTTTTGAGAATGTATTTATTACATCCATTTTCATGGAATACATATTCAAAAGTTTATGTCCGAGTTCATGGTCCACAATAGAACGAACAACATCATTTTCATCAGCGTAATAATTGTATTTAATTCCTCGTTGTCTCCATGCCATTTCATTTTTCCAAATGCTATCCTTACGCTTTAACTTGCCTATATTAAAGTTTATGCTATTGCTTAGTTCGTCCCACGATGCATGAGCTTGTTTACTACGAGGAGCACCGAAATTCCTAAATTTAGGTATTCCAAATTCATTCATTCTGCTGTTTAGCTGATTTACAATATCTGAAATGATAGGTAAATCTGTCTTCTTTATATCAATAGAAATATTATCAGCGATATTTGCTTGAATGAAATCTATAGCCTGTTGAGGGGTAGTGAATGTTACAAATTCAGTTTGAGCTTTCGTTACTTTATCTCGTTTATCTATTTGAATTGGGGTGGTTATTGTTGGTTTCGGTTTTAATCGTTCATTTACATTTCCTTCTTTGGTGAAGTTATCCTTATACCAGAAAGCCGATTGCAATCCATCTTTATTCTCGTTGACGAAATCCTTTGCTCCCTGGGGAATGTCTGTAATAACCTGCTCTTTCGGAACTGTGTCATTCAGCAGGAAATCAGCAAAATTTTCTGGTTCCATCGTAATGGGAGTAGCGAAGCAGATACAGAAAGGATGGAAGCCTGTAAACTTGAATGTTTTAGGATATTTTCCAACCATCGCATCACAGATCTTACACGGTCCGCGATTATTGGCCGAACGCTGTATCTCAATTCCTAGTATAAAATCCTGTTTACTCCAACGTTCATAGTCTGCACTACGATAAGCTGTGTTCGTAGTTGTTGCAGATGTTCGGAGAGCGTTCTTGTATGCAGAGCGGTATACACCTTGCCCTGGATGATAATCTTTCATCGGTTGTGATAGAACCAATTCACCTTTCTCATTCCGGATCCGGCGAAAACGTTTTTGAGGATTGTGAAGAATCTGTCGAATATCGCTACTGATTCCGTTCGAATTACGACCGGAAACTACTCCACTATCAAGATAGAACTCAAGTTGCGATTTCGTTTGCTGTGTAATATTCCAAACTCTATCAGACAATTTTAGACCGTTGGAATCTATATCATTCTTTAGAGCCTCAAATGCAGATAGGTTATGAGTAAACATTCCATCCTTAGTTGCGCTAGAAATAGCCATTCCCTTGATGAACTGGGAAATAAAATCATCATTCTTTCTCTCTGCTCGTTCCCAGCCATCCTTTTGGAATGCGGAAATATTAGCATATAACATTGATTCAAGATTCAGCAGTTCTCGGTCAACCGCGTTCTCTATTCCCTGATTACGTAGCCATACGTTATTTTTCCCCGCATCATCCCACTTGCGGAGATACGGGGAAACAGAAAGTATAAACTGATTAAAGATATTGGCTATTACAGCCTGTTGTGCAGCAACTTTCTGTATATGCTGTTTATCGTAGAAGGAAAGTTCAGGCATAGTTAAAGTGTAGCTCCTATGAATGAATTGTTTTGAGCGGTATCTTTCTCATCTTGTTTCTTGCGGGCTAGCTCTTCTTCAACGTTATCCGTATATGGCGAATTTTTAATGATTGTCTCTTTGCTATTAAATTGGGATGCTGTTTCAAGATTTTTAAGCTCTTCTGCCAGGTCTTGTGGAAGAATGCTGCCGAATTCAACTTCAATATAGTTATCGTTTAGCTGCGATGCATACTTCGTATGCGTGATGTTAGCCATTCCTGCTTGAACTATTGACACAGTACGTTGAACTGCAGGACCGAAGATTTCCATCTGCTCACTGGCTTTAATTTCTGCGTCAATCAGCATAAATCGGCGAGATGTTCCGCTTAAATTACCTAACCCCATTAGCTTATTCATTGATAAATCAGGACTGGAAGCTCCGGAATGTATGGCGTCGTCCAATTGGTTAAGTTCAAGTGTTACGGACTCGCAGGACTGTTGCCACGCTAAGTAATCTGCATCACCGTGATATGATGTACCGGTATCAGGGTCTACTTCCATTCCGAAGTTCAATTCTTTGCCTACAGTTTCTTTACTAGGTAAGTTTGCAAGACCATAGGTCTTTAGAATTGGTTCAGAGAAGTAATCGTTCGTATCTGACAAACGGGAAAGTCTCATCTCTTTTTTATCCATCAAATTAGCAACATCATCCCAATCAGGACAATCGACCTCGGCATATACTACCGGAATCTTGCCAAAGAGGTTTTTTGTCTTTTTTACTAGCCAAATGCCATCCATAACACCGGAGTAGATAGTATCTTTCGTGTATATCTTCACGCATTCACAAGTACGACCATTAACCTCTGCATTGTATTTATAGAGAAAGCCGTCCATATCGTCGTCTTCGTCGAAATGTGGATAGAATTCACATTCGACATTGCTATCTTTAGGAGTAGAGAGGATTTTAACCTTTAGCTGGCTTTTACCATCATCCC